AGTCAAGACGCTCAGATAATGCAAGACTCTTCGATTTTTCATCAGCCTTATCCATCTGAGCCAATACCTTTTTCGACCAGGTAAAGCCCTCATCACCGCCCCATCCATCCCAAGCTTGACGACCTTTTCCATATTCCTCCCATGTTGAGCCTTGCTTATCTACCTCGTGTCTAGTGAAATAAGCCACCATTCTCTTGATAGTTTCAGGTGAAACGGATACACCATTTGAAAGGTCTCTTGCTCTTGCAATTCCTACTGCAGTCATACCACGCTTTGAAGGTGGCTGTTCTGCTCGTTTTTTCAAGGCACGAATTGCATTATCTCGCACACCTTGGGGAGGAGTGAAAGAGATGCCAGCATATTTTTTAGGCAAATCAGCATAAGCTTGAAATCGTCTATTCATCAGCCTTTGCTTTGCTATTTGGATTTGTTTTTCATTCATTTCAATGCTCTCAATCTTTCCATCATCGCAAGATTTGGATTCTGAGAAATTGCTCGATCTTTTGCTGATCTGCTTGCTTCACTTGGCAATTGGCCAGCGCCTATTTTTTGTCTGATCGACTGCTCAAGATCATCATCTGGTGTCAACAGTTGAGCCTGTACTAAAGAAGGCAAGGAGATCAAGGCATCTGCAAGTGCATCTGTATCTAAGCCCATATGTACGAGTTTAGGATATTTTGTAACTTCAATGTTGCCATAATTCCAAGAGATCAATCGCCCAATTGTGCCGCCGCATCGTCTATCTTGTCCACTGATTGCACTAGCTACAAGATCGAGAAAATTGATACATGCTCTTCTGAAAACTGATAGATGCACCTCACCGACCGATCTTGAGCCTGTATCGCTGATCCCCAAATTCATAAATTGAGCCATGAAAGCTTGGCTTATCTGATTATCGCACTCTTGGATAACCTGCAAAGCGCCTTGAGCATTGAAGCCACTATCTTTGCCATATGTATCAAATTTAACAACAGTGTTTTCAACTAAGTAGGATTGCTCTTGAGAGATATAAGCTTGTGCTTGTGCTTCTGCTTCTGAGATCATGGCTGAGATATCACCGTCTGAAACGCCTAACCGTTCAGCAATCTCTCGATCAACCACAACTTTAGGAGTAGGCACAGCCCACTTTTCAAGGCCAATTGCCATGAGTGTCGCTGATCTTTGCTTTTCTTTCCACCACCACCAACAAGGCCGTAAAAGCCCAATGCCTTCAAAGTTTGAGCCTGTTCTATTGAGAGTCAATAGCAAAAGCTTTGAAGCAGGGATAGGATCAGGCACAACACCACCAACCATTATTTGAATAACACCGTCAAGATTTTGACCATCAATAGAAAGCCATTGTTGATGAGATGAAGGCTCTCTATCTGCATATCTTTTTAAGAAGACCTTCTCTTTACCAAGACTATCTTTTTCTATGCAGTAAATTTCTTCTGCATATCTCCAACCGTGTGGAATAAATTCAAGTAAATAGTTTAGTTGATCCTCAAAAGATGTGTCCATCATGCCAGGATATCCAGCAAAGCCAAAGGCCTCGTTTGCAAATCTTGCGAGCTCTTCACTTGTTTGATCTCCATCAATACCTGCTTTAAATTCCCATTTGGCTGACAAGAGAGTTTGCTTAACCAAAGACCAAGACCGTCTGACGATTGGATCAGTTGCGAGCATGTCCTCAGCTTCTCTTGTCCATGCACGACCACTAAGAGCATTATTTTGCTCTTTACCTGAGATATATCCCCCCATAATAGATGTACCACTGATGCCATATTGTCGATAAGTTGGCTTTTGTGGCTGATATGGAAATTCAGCACCTGCTGATTTCATTGTCATATATGGGTAACTTGTCATTATTCTATACCTCTCTAAACCATTCTATCACATCAAGACAAATTAAAATCAAGAAATATAAACATAATTTCATAAAAATTGCAAAAATCTGACCTGTGCAAGGTAAAGCAATAAAGGTATACACAGATCAGATCGGTGCTATATCAACAAAACACAAGGGAGTTTAAAAATGTGTTCAATCGATGATGAGTTTTTTATCACACAAACAGGCAAGCTATTTTTCAAAGGCCAAGTATATGAGATTGAAGATTGCGAATTTAAAGAAGGTGCAAAAATCATTATGCACTACGATGTGAAAAAAGTTGATAAGCCTATTAAAAAAGCCATTAAAATGATAGATGATCAATTCATATACATAAAGAAAGATGATGACATGTTTTTGACTTTACCCATGCCAGATGATGCTCCAATCATGCAAACACAACCTCAAGATGTGAAACCTATTGCTCAGACCTTGGAGCTACCTCCTGAGATCGATCAATTCCAAGCACTCATGAAAATCACAAAAGACAACACACCTTTGGCGCTCATCATCTTGATCGTGTTGATGTTTCAAAAGATGAATAAGAAAAGCCAAGAGGACAAAGACCATGCACTTGTCTGCGACTTTGAGAGACATGAGATTGAAAAGAAGATCAACACACTAGAAAGCAAAATCAATGAGCAAGCAAGACAAGCTACTAAAATTCAGCTCGGTGATGATGAGCTTGTGGATCGTGTTGACCAACTAGAAGCCAAATTAAAAAAGATGCAACACTAAGATTTTTGATTGATAAATTGCAATAAAGGCTCATGATTTGCCACTCTCTCAACTGATTTTTGATAATATCCTTCATCTCTCTCCATGCAAATATATCTGCGATTTGTGTTGATGCAGGCGATTGCTGTTGTGCCACTACCTGAGCAATTATCAAGCACTAGATCACCTTCGTTGGTGTAGGTCTTGATCAGGTATTCAAACAGAGCCACAGGCTTTTGTGTTGGGTGTAGTCCTCTTTCTTTTGATAATGTCACACTATCAAAAGATATAATATCGCTTGGATACCTATCTCCTTCGTTTATAGTATCAATTCGTTTAATTTTGTTCATATACTCTGGAATTGTTGCATTTTTACTTTTATATTTTTCGCCTTTAGATTTTTGGGGATTGTAAATCGGTGGCTTCTTGTAAAAGAGCAAGATGTCCTTATGTTGCCTCATCGGTCGCCTATTTGCATCCATAAATCCCACTTTAAAATTTTTGTCCCATACCATTTTATATTTAAACAGCTTTGGATTCGAATTGTATAAAACAAAAGTAAAAAATGATGATGCCGTCAACACGATAGCACCATTATCTTTAATCACTCGTTCATATTGCTCCCATAGTCTAGCCATATCAAGCACGCTATCCCACTCGCAAGCAGTCGTACCATAAGGCAAATCGCATAAGATCATATCAACAGATTTATCTGCTATTGTCGGTAGGAGCTCAAGGCAATCACCTAAAAGAATTTTATTCACTTGTTTTTCTCCTGTTGTCTTGCTTGAAGATGCCTAACCTATTGGCTCTCTCTCGTGCAGATACATGACTAACACCTAAAACCTTGCCTATCTCCATCCAATTCAATCCCTGCTCAACTAAAATCTTAAGTTGATCAGCATCGCTTTTCTTTCTCTTTGTATACTGTTTGATAAAACCAAGCTCAGAGGCTCTACGATGAGCAGTGTAGTCGCTAACACCTAAAAGCCTACCTATCTTTATCCAACTCAATCCCTGCTCAACTAAACCTTTGAGCTTTTCAGTGTCAATAAAAAATCGTTTGGTTTGCTTGCTAAGGCCAAGCTCTATGGCTCTCGATATGACAAGTTGCTTGCTCACACTTAGCTTTTTGCCTATCTCTTGCCAAGTTAAACCTTGGTCAATCAATGCCTTGAGCTTGCCTGATTCTATATGAATTTTTCTTCTAGCTCCGCTTGAGATAGTAACATAGATGCCGTTCTTTTTAGCAAATCCTCGCATGCAGTGATCACTCACTCCAAAAGCATCAGCAATCTTTTCCCAAGGTATTTTTTGCTCAACCATTGATTGAATTTTAGCAATATCGAATTGCATTGACGGTCTTCGTTTGCCTTCCTTTTTCCAATAAGTCGCTTGAAGATCTCGCTTTCTCCGATTATCTTGCTCGATCTGATTTTCTATTTCACAAAGCCTTTCATCTAGCTCAAAAGAGCCTGCAGTATTTTTAAAGCCATGCTTTACGCTTCGGACATCTAGATAAAAATTTAAGTCGCTTTTCATGTTGTTTTCCTAAAAGTTAAGTTTTTTGATGATCTTTACAGACCTTTGGCCGATTTGTCCTGTTTTGGCTGTGATATCATTGACCATGCTAGGAAGGTCGCTATCTCTCCAACTCCAATTGATCACATCGTACCTGAGAGCATCTAGTGGATCCTCTCGACCGTCTTTTTTAGGCATCTCTTTGCCATCCCAAGCATAAGAAACGATTGCTTTTCTAAAGCTATTGCCTGTTGCATGCTCTCCACGATCCCACACCTCTTTAGTGCATAGGATTTTTCTTTGGTGGATCAGTCGCTTGAGCCGTTGAACGCCGTTCATAATATCAACTCGAATGGGATCAGTTACCCACCTAAATGGCATCCCTATGCCACCTTTTTCAGGTGGTTGTTTGAGCTCAATAAAGGCAGATTGAGCAGTACGATCTGATCTAGCACTGCCTGCTTTATCACCACACGCACCATCTAGCAAGATGCGATTGGGATAGAGATGTGCAAGCTCACGAGGACAAGCTATTTTTAAAATCTCTTTTGCAAGCTGACTTAAGGTGATCTCTTGAGGATTGATCTCAGCACAAATGACATCTGCTTGAAGATGTGGATCATGTGCCAAAATCAAAACGGAAGGCTTTCTAAAACCAAAGTCAACAGCAATTCTAGCGCTCATTGATGGATCATATTGCCATCCCTCGATCACATGCGAGTGTGTCCATTCAGAAAAGACAATGCCTTGAGGTGGTCTAGGTTGATTTTCCACCATGGCAAGACGCTCTATTTCAGGTAAATTCTTGACTGCTTCAAACCAAGCATCACTTAGATTTGCCTTATTAACATGGCTTGAGTGTAGGATAGGCTGACAATTTGCTCTTTCTGCAAAAGCTACCCACCACGCATCCCAAACAGGTAGGCCTACCATGATAAGCTTGGGTGATGGACCTGATCGCAAACGGCCTAAAGTCTTCTGTGCTACCTCTTCGGAGAGTGTTTGGCACTCATCGATCAAAGCCAAACCGCTCGTTATGTTAAGACCTTCGAGCGGGTTATGTGTAGCGTCTCTTGTACCTGGTCTAAAATAAGATCGTGTCCATACAATATGGCCGTTTGGTGCTTGCCATTTGCCATCTTGCTGATGATATTGCCATCCATAAGGCACAAGCCACTTTTCAAGTTCTGGACCTAAAACGGAGCGATATCTTGGTGTTGTATCAGTCACCAAGAGAGATGATTTATTGGGGTGCAGTTTGCTCCATGTCCATAAGGCAAAGACAAGTGCTGATGTTTTGCCGCTCCCCCAACCTGCACGAACGGCAATAAATGGGTCGTTTGAATAAATCAGCTTATCAATCAGATCAACCTGTAAAGGGTTAAGATTGAGTTTTAGATCAGTCTTCTTCATCGTCTATCTCATCAGGTAGCTCATCAGGTAGCTCATCAGGTAGCTCATGCTTGATCTCAATAGCTTGAGCATGCTTTTCTTTTTGCACCTGCTGGATCACATTGATGATAACCTTATTATCATCCCCTCGTGTATTCATATCAATCGTTTGCTTTTCCCCAAATTCTGCAGGGAATTTACGAGCTAGAAGCCATTGGGAGGCTCTCACATCATTCTCAGCATGTCGTTGAATATTTTGAAGATGCTTGACCTTTAAAGAGATTTCAGCTCTCTTGATATCAGCCACCAATTCGGGGTCTGCTCTCATCCATCCATTCCAAGTGCTGTAGGCAACACCGACAAAAGAAAGTGCATCAGTCTGAGAAAGGCCTTGAGAAATATATTCAAGCACTTGCTCGGTTAACATCAGCCTTTTCTTTTTTGCGAGGTCTGCCTTTTCCTCGTCTGTTTTTTTAGCTGGCACAATGGCGTTTTTGCTAGTCTTCGAATCGACCGTATCAATTTTATCAACGGTCTTTTTAGGTGCTGGAGCTTGTCTATTCTTTGCCATGATCAACCTCTTTCAATAATCTTCGCAGTGATTTTCTCAATAGCATCATCATCATCGATCTCAAGGCTAAGATCAATCTGATCTCGATTGAGGCCATCAAGCAGGAGTTTTTCAGCTAGTTTTGAGACCTTGATTTTATGCCTATCGCTGATCGTATCCAATAGGTTGATCAGCTTAGTTGATATATAAAGGCTCAAGATAGATTTGCGATCTTTAGCTTTCATTAAACAATCACTCTTTCAGCTGTGACTGTCCAATAGGTTTTGCCTTCAGCTTCTCTTGATGTCATCTTGCCTACAATTGTGATGAGATCACCTTTCTTTACCTGTTCTTGAACGATCTTTGATAGGCCGTTCCATGCTTGCACATTAAACCATGTTGTTTGAGGTTGATCTTTGTATTTCTCGGTATATGCGACACTGAAATTTGATACTTGAGCAGTATCTGAAATAACTTTGACGGTTGGGTCTTGACCAACACGACCAATTAAAGTGAGAGAGTTAAGCATTCTTATTGCCTTCCTTTAGTTGTGAGTAGATGTTTGAAATACGATTATTTTCAAGTCTTGCCATAAGTTGAGCCTCAACATCATCTGAGTGATCATCTACATGCTGATTGATCAGTGCATCAATATGCAATCGCAAGGCCTCTTTTTGAGCAGGGAAATGCTCAAGTGCAGATGAAATCACTTGATCAATTACGAGCAGTCTTGAAATTAAAGTCGTGTTAATCATTTTTTTCTCCTTAGTGGTGTTATATAAACACATCAAAAACTATAATATTATATAATATTATAAATCTTCTCACAAAGAAAGGCAAATATGAAAAAGATCGTATCAGACGGATTTGTTGAATATGTCGATCACATGGGATCAGACCTATCTGTGGTCAATGCCGCTCGTGTGAGCTTTGCATCTATCTCCACATCATGGACGGATAGAGATGGCAAGCTCTTAAAATATC